TTTAATGTAGGTAACTTAAATGAAATTACAGAGTTACATACACATGATTTTGGAATATTCTTAGAGTTAACACCAGATGCAGAAGAAAAACAACTTCTTGAAAACAATATTCAAATGGCTATTCAACAACAAGCTATAAATCTTGAAGATGCTATTGATGTTAGAGAAGTTAGAAACTTAAAGCTTGCTAATCAATTATTAAAAGTAAGAAGAAAAAGAAAACAACAGCTTGATCAACAAATATCACAACAAAATATTCAAGCACAATCTGAAGCTAACGCTCAATCGTCACAAGCGGCAGCTGCAGCAGAAATTCAAAAGCAACAAGGTGTTGCAGAAAGTAAAGTACAAATTGCACAAGCGCAATCTCAATTTGATATACAAAAATTAGAAAGAGAAGCAGCAATTAAAAAAGAATTAATGCAATTTGAATTTGATTTAAATATGAAGCTTAAAGAAGCTGAATCGAATGTAATTAATGATAAAGAAAAGTATAAAGAAGATCGTAAAGACGAACGAACTAAAATACAAGCATCGCAACAAAGTGAATTAATAGATCAGAGAAAATCTGGTAAGCCACCTAAAAAGTTTGAATCCGCAGGAATGGATAGCTTAGGTGGATTTGGATTAGAACAATTTGATCCAAGATAAATTTTTAAATAATTATATAATATTTTATTATGGCAGAAATTAAAGCAAAAGTGCTGGAAGACGAAGTAAAGACTCCAGCTGAAAAAGAACAAGAAGTACAAAAAGATTCCCAGTATGATAAGGAAACTGATATGTACAAAGTAGATTTTAGTAAACCCCCTAAACAAGAACAAGATGCCGTTCAAGAACAAGAAACAGAAGATGGCGTGCTACGCGGAAGCAGCGAAAATGAAGAAGCTGGGCAAGAAGCCGAAGTGGAACTGCAAGGAGTACGCGAAGAAGAAGAAGTAGTTTTAGAAGAAATTACAGACGAAGAAGTCGAAGAAAAGGTTGATGAGTTACAAGAAGAAGTTGAGGAAGCAATAGAAGAAGCTCAACAAACTGCACAACCTTTACCAGAAAATATTCAAAAAGTTGTAGACTTTATGAATGAAACTGGCGGTAGTTTAGAGGATTACGTTAGATTAAACGCAGATTATAGTAATGTAGATGATAATACGTTACTAACCGAATATTATAAACAAACAAAACCACATCTCAGTTATGAAGAAATATCTTTTTTAATAGAAGATAGTTTTGATTATGATGAAGAGGTTGAAGAACCAAGAGATGTAAAGAGAAAAAAATTAGCTCATAAAGAAGCGATTGCAGAGGCTAGAAGCTTTTTGACAGGGTTGAAGGATAAGTATTACGAAGAAGTCAAGTTGGGTTCTAAGTTACTACCTGAACAGCAAAAAGCAATAGATTTTTTTAATCGTTATAGTAATGAGCAAAAGCAGGCTGACGAATTATTACAGAAGCAGTCAAAACATTTTGAACAAGAAACTAATAAGTTTTTCAACAAAGATTTTAAAGGTTTTAATTTTAATGTTGGAGAAAAGAAGTACAGGTTTAATGTTAAAGATGTTAATAAAGTGAAACCACAGAATTTATCAAGTGTCTTTGATAAATACGTTGATAAAAATTCATTATTAACAAACGCAAGTGATTTTCATAAAGCTTTATTTGCCGCTTCAAATCCTGATTCTATAGCAAATCATTTTTATCAACAAGGTAAAGCAGATGCAGTTAAACAAATGACAGCAGACGCTAAAAATATTGACATGGAACCACGCAAAACTGCGGATGGTTTTGTTGATGCCGGTGGAATGAAAGTGAAAGTTATTTCAGGTGATAATCTTTCGGGAGCAAAATTAAAACTGAAAAATTATTAAACTAAAAAATTAATTTAAAATGGCAAACAATAATACTTTTACAGGTCCTGGTGCCAGTACTTTAGTAAGTCCTAATGTACAAAAAATGACTACTGCAGGTAGTTATTTAGACATACAAAATGACGGATGGGCTAAACAATACTTACCAGAGCTGTATGAAAAAGAAGTTGAAAGATACGGTAACAGAACCGTAGCTGGATTCTTAAAAATGGCAGGTGCAGAAGCACCATTACAATCTGATCAGATCATTTGGTCTGAGCAAGGAAGATTACACATCGCTTATCAAGCAACTGTGAACACTGCAAATGGACAATTATCTGGAATTAAAGATATTGACAACACAGGTGGTTCTGATATTCCACATTCATTAAGAATTGGTAATACAGTTGTATGTGAAGTTGAAGGTGTAGTATTTAAAGGTTTTGTAAAATCAGTAGGTACAACTCCAGTTATCATGCCTTATGGTAATGACGTAATTGGACACTTATCTGGTGTTACAGATGATTCAAGTCAAACTATTAAGTTATTTGTTTATGGTTCTGAATTCAAAAAAGGAACTGACTCAATGACTGAATCTGTTGAGCCTAACTTCAAAACTTTCACTAACAAACCAATGATTCTTAAAGATCACTTTGAAATCAATGGTTCTGACACAGCACAAATCGGTTGGGTTGAAGTAACTGGTGAAAGCGGACAAGGAGGTTATTTATGGTACTTAAAAGCTAGTGGTGATACAAACGTTAGATTTGAAGAGTATATGGAAATGGCAATGGTTGAAGCTGAAAAATCTGCTTCAAATGCTGATTCTGATATTCCTGATGGATCTGAAGGTTTACTTTCAGCTATTGGTAATAGAGGTATTGTAGCAACTCAACAGTTCAACGCTAACCCAGAAATTGGTGAGTTTGATGACTTATTAAAAGAATTAGATAAGCAAGGAGCTATTGAAGAAAACATGTTATTCTTAGATAGAGACGCTAACATCGTAATGGATGATTTATTAGCGGGCTTAAACGCATATTATTCAGGTGGTACATCTTACGGTGTATTTAATAACTCTGAAGATATGGCGCTTAATCTTGGCTTCTCTGGTTTCAGAAGAGGTTCTTATGACTTCTATAAAACTGACTGGAAATATCTTAACGATAAATCTACAAGAGGTTTAACTGGAGGTTTAAAAGGAGTGTTATTACCAGCTGGTAGTAGCTCAGTTTATGATCAAGTATTAGCAGCAAATGTTAGAAGACCATTCTTACACGTAAGATATAGAGCTTCTCAAGCTGATGATAGAAAGATGAAAACTTGGGTTACAGGTTCAGTAGGTGGTGCAACTGCTTCTGGAGTTGATAAAATGGAAATTCATTATCTATCTGAAAGATGTTTAGTAGTACAAGCTGCAAACAACTTCATTAGATTTGATTCTTAATATCTATTAAAGGTACGGGTGCTTCGGCACCCAAGCCTTTATTTTAAAATTTTTATTATATTATATTATGGCAAAAAAGAAAATAGCAGAGGTGGCTGTTGAGGAACCACAAGTGGTTGCCCCACCAAAAGAAAAACAAAAAAAAGTAGAATATAAGGATAGGTTATACGAATTAACAATTAATGATACACCTATCACATATATATTAAATAGTAGAGGCTTCTTACATTTTGATAATGAACTAGGTTATGAAAGAGAAGTTAAATATTGTGAAAATCAAAAAACAATATTTGTAGACGAAATGAAAGGTTCTCAAAGATTAAGTCATATTGCTTTTAGAAATGGAAAACTTTTTGTACCAAAAGAAAAACAAACGTTACAAAAATTTCTTTCAGTACACCCAAAAAATGGTTTATCTTTCCGAGAATATGACGCGGTTAAAGTTGCAGAAAATGAATTGGATTATTTACAATTAGAAATTACAGCTTTAACAGCTGCACAAACTATTGATCCTGATCATGCAGAAGCAATATTAAGGTCAGAAATGGGATCTAAGGTATCTACGATGACTTCTAAGGAGCTTAAAAGAGATTTATTACTATTTGCTAGAAACAATCCAGAATTGTTCTTAGAATTAGCGGAAGATGAAAACATTAGTATTAGAAATCTAGGTATAAAAGCCGTAGAAATGAGTATTATAAATCTTTCAAGTGATCAAAGAACATTTACTTGGGCATCAACAGGTAGAAAACTTATAACAGTTCCATTCGATGAAAATCCATATTCAGCATTAGCTGCTTGGTTTAAAACGGATGAAGGTGTTGAAGTTTACCAAACAATTGAAAAAAGACTAAAATAAGTCAGTAGTGGTTGAGCCGCTACGGCGGCTTAATCATTATATAAAAAAATATTATGGCAATATCAGTAAATGCAGTATATAGAACCGTACTTTCTATAATGAATAAAGAAGGTAGAGGATATTTAACACCTGATCAATTTAATAAAATCGGTGCACAAGTGCAATTAGACTTACTTGAAAAATCATTCTTTGATTATAATAGAGCAATGAACAGAAAGAAAAGTTTTGTTGTAAACGATGAATATGGAGATTTGCCAAGAAACATAAAAGAAAAGATAGATATACTATCTAAAGAAGCTACATTAAGTATAAGCAACGGTTCATCTACATTACCTGTTGACTTATATAGAATTATAAATATAACATCAGGAAGCAGAACAATTAACTTACAAGAAGTTAAAAAATCTGAGTTAACATATATAAACGCTTCAAAATTAACTAAACCTAGTTTAGATTATCCGGTATATTATTTAGAGTCGTCATCTGCTAATACTAGCAATCAAGAAACGACTTCTAGCTCTACAATAGATACCAATATAAAATTTTTACCAACTACATTAACATCGGCACAGATAGATTATGTTAAAATTCCACAGAATCCTAAATGGAGTTTTACAAGAACATCTAATAATGCTTATGAATTTCAAGCTGCTAATGCTTATGATTTTGAACTACATAAATCTGAGCAAGTTAATTTAGTTATAAAAATACTTGCAAACGCAGGTGTAATTGTAAAAGATCCTACGCTAATACAAATAGCAGGACAAGAAGAACAAAAGAAAATACAACTTGAAATAACTAGATAATGGCATTACTACAAACATCAGCATATCAGTATTACGAATCCGCTCAAGTATTTATTGCTACAGCAAATCAAACTCAATTTACAGTAAATGAAGATATAGAACTGGCTATCAAAAATGATGATGGTAAATTTCTTGTGTTTGTTAATGAGGTTGAAGTATCTTCTGGCTTTACTTATGCAGATGGTGTATTAACTTTTACAACAGGAAGATCTGTACAAGATGTAGTAAGAGTAGCATTAATAAACAGTCGTTTAGGTAGTTATAGATACATAACTTTAAAAGATATTATAAACAACTATTTAGTTGCTTTTGTTGGTGATGGAAAAATTATAGATAGCGCTAAAAAAACTGATATAATGTTTCATGCACAACGTGGCATACAAGAATTTGCTTATGATATATCTAGAGTTGAAAAAATACAAGAAATAGAATTAGGTCCTAGCTTAGCAATGCCAATGCCCAATGACTATGTCAATTATGTTAAAATATCATGGGTTGATGATTCCGGTATAGAAAGATTAATTATGCCAACAAAGCTTACATCAAAAGCTTCACAACCGCTTTTACAAGATGAAGACTTTAATTATATGTTTGATGCTGATGGTAAACCACTTACAGGATCTTCTATAATAGATGCTAGATTTAAAGATTTTGATACAACTAAAATTACAGGCTCATTACCAAATCAAAAAGTAAATCATTCTGTATATGATGATTCAGTAGATAGAATGTCATTACACGGTGCTAGATTTGGTTTAACACCTGAAACTACAACTGAAAATGGATTTTTTGTAATTGATGAAGCAGGTGGTACAATTAATTTTAGTAATCAATTAGTTGAAAAAGTAATAACGCTTAGATACATATCTGACAGCTTAGGAACTGATGAAGAAATAAAAATACATAAATTTGCTGAAGATGCAATATATAAATATATAACTCACGCTATTGGTTCTGCTAAAGCTAATATGCCTGAATATATAATAAATAGATTTAGAAAAGAAAAAAGAGCAGCAATGCGTAATGCTAAAATAAGATTAGCAAATTTAAAAACTGAGGAAATGACTCAGATCATGAGAGGTAAAGCTAAAATGATTAAATAATATTACATGCCAGAAATCAAAAATACCTTCCTTGAAGGTAAAATGAACAAAGATTTAGATGCTCGTTTATTAAAAAACGGAGAATATTTTGATGCACAAAACATCCATATAACAAAGTCTGAAGGTTCTGATGTGGGTACTGTGCAAAATATTTTAGGTAATAAATTAAATTACACAACTGGTGCATTTAAATCTGGTGAAAGAACTATAGGTATTGTTACTACAAATACATCAGACGGAACTAATGCTGCTGGCG